GCAACGCTGATGGCGTGGTAATGGTTTGCACCCTTTACAATGTCTGGCATCTGTTTATGGATGACTAGATCAGCAAGGTATAGAGCGTTCTTACCTTGTGCTGTTGCCAGTAGCTTCTTCTTGGTGGCTTCACTTACTCCACCATTCCAGAAGCTGAATTGCTTAGGCGATAGGCATACTTGCCTAGGCGTTTGCTTACGCTCTATGGTGCGTGTCTGTATGACACTAGCAACACCTGCCATACCCTCAAAGGTCTCGCCCCTAGCTTCGCCTAGTATTGTGAGTGCTACAATGAATAGTTCTGCTGTCATAGTATTAGTCCCTTCCGTTGCTAACTGCACCACAGTAATCACTAGGCTTCTCTGCACTGATAGTGCCGAGGCTATACCCTTCGGAGCTACTCGCACCCCATAGAAAGCAGGTCTGACCCATAGCATCCACTATGCTCTGTGCCTTGGCCTTGGCAAGGTCAAGTAGTCCACCTTTACGCCCCTTGGCGTTGATCTTATTGATCAAGCTATGTAACGCAACCTTGGTGAGAGCGTGCATCACATCATCTGGATGAGCGTAGAAGTAGAATGCTTTGCCGTTGCCCATATCGTGCAATTTGCCGTTAGTCCCTTCCCAATTATAGATGCTATTGAAGAAGTGATTGATTTGTTTGATGTTTCCTTCGAGGAGGTAAGCATTGTTTTCGCCGAAGGTTTGGTAACTGATTTTGAGGTTTTGTTTCATAGGTAGTATATTGCCTTTCTGTTTATGTTTCGTCAACTATTATTTTGCTGTTACCATAGCGTATATTCCGATTAGTATAGTCACGATGGTAAGCATTAAGATGATTTCTATTTGATTCATTTGCTCATCGCTTTCTGATGGATAGCTTCCACCTTTTCGGCGTGAGCGTCAAGGATTAGGACTGCCTTGGTAGAGGCATCCTTAAGCTCTTGGCTAGCCTTGTTGAGGTTTGCGATGAGTTGTTCATACTTACTTAGTTTTTTCTTCATAGAGTTAATCTATCACAGAATAAGATTATCACAAGATATTTCTTCAGTTAAATTTCATTGATAGTCAACGACTTACAAAGAGGCTAACCCACCCCATATTGTTTTTCTTTCATTTTTAGTGTTAATTCTTTTGTTCGTTTTTTCTGTGAACGATTTTGCTCTTATCATTTGGCTAATCAAACTGAATGAGAAGCATTTTAGAATTAGGCCACCCCATTTTTGAAAAAAATCAAAGATTTCAATTTTCAAAACAGACGAGGGGGTACTAATATCATTCTCCCCTTATTAATTAAAGTATTTATAATATACCTATACCCACCCCCCTTTTTAAAATGTATTAAAATTCATCTATAAACCATATAAAATGAAAATAAAAAAATCCACGGGGCTATTTTTATATATAACTCTTTTTATATATACTACCAGTGTAATAAATAGTATATGAATTTAAACTATAAAATAGTACTATTAGTAGTTGGATTAGGAACAGTTTTCTTTCTCTTATCACAAAAACATAAAAATCAAAATAAACCAAATCAGAAGCAAATAACAGAAGAAGCAATAATTATTGATGAAAAAAAGCCAAAAATCGCCACGCCCAAGGTTTATATTTCTAAGCCAACCCAAAATGGACTAGGTATATCCAATAACTGGAAAAGCAAATAATTAATGAAAATAATAGATCAAGATTTATATAAGCCATGGGAAAATAGCAATAAATTGCCTGAAAATTTTTCAGTAGCAGACGCAACTTATTTTTGCCCAACATTAGAAATGTTAAATAATGAGTTATTTCCTAAATATTGGAGATGGTTAACATCTATAAGATTAACCAAATGGATGCATAAATGGGATTGTGATAATTTTGCAGATTCTTTTAGATTATTTTGCTGTGGATATTATCAACAAGTTATTGAGAGCGACGCAAATGGCATAGCTGTAGGAGTAATCTATTACAATGCTATTGCTAGAGCAGAATCAGGAATATCTGGAGGTCACGCAATTAATATAGTATACATAAATGACGGCAAAAATCCAGATGGATCAAATGCTTTTCATGCTGCTTTTATAGAACCACAAAACGGACAAATATATCAATTAACAAAAGAAGAATTCGATAGTATTTGGACAGTATATATCTAATATGTTTAAAAAAATATTAAATTTATCAGCTTTTTTATTAGCAGGATGCGCAGCTTTCTTTTCTGTTAAAGGTATAGCGTTATTATTCTCAGCTAGCTTCTGGAGCGTTGGAATTATGGCAGGATCTCTTGAAATAGCTAAATTAGTATCAGCAAGCTATCTATATCGCTATTGGAATAATATAAATAAAATATTAAGAATTTACATGTTATCCGCTACAGTTCTTTTAATGGGAATTACTAGTCTGGGTATTTTTGGATTTCTTTCAGATGCATTTCAAAAAAACTTTTCTCAATATAGCTTAAATATTAATAAAGTCCAAGCTTTAAAAGCTCAACAAACTTTCGTAATATCTCAAGTAGACTTCAATAAAAGTAAACTTAAAGATTTAATAGAACTTCAAAAAACATATCAAGGGTCATTAGATAACGCTGTTAAGCAAGACGTAGTTATAACCAAAACTAGTAGCGGCGGATTTTTTAGTTCTGGTAAAACTGAAAAAGTAACAGACAGCAAATTATTAGATAGCAAAAATAAAATTATAGAAGGTTCTCAGCAAAATATTAATAGCTTATTTAATCAGATAGGTATTGTTTCGTCTGAACTTCAAAATTTAGAGCAGCAAGCTTCAAAACTGGCTCAAGAAATTATGGCATTAGAAAGCGACAATACTAAAGGAGAGATTGGCACGTTTAAATTTGTAGCAGAAGCATTTGGATTAAAAATAGAAACAGCAGTTAGACTATTTATTGTACTTATCGTTATAGTATTTGATCCATTAGCAGTAGCTTTAGTAATAGCTTATAATAGTTTAATTCATAAAAAAGATAATACAGAGCAAAAACCAGTAATAAAAATTATTGAAAAGATAATAGAAAAACCAGTAGAAAAAATCGTAGAAAAACCAGTAGAAAAACCAGTAGAAAAAATATCTGAAGATTTAGACATACAAACCGACGCAGGAGAGAAAGAGCCAAATAGAGCACATTATAGTCCTAAAATTGCAACAAATAAATCTGGCCAAAATCTTAACGAATACTGGCGAGGAAATATAAGATACAAAAAAAGATAACTATTTTAACTCTTCAAATTTCTCAATAATATAACCTAATATATCATTTCTCATAATATCTTCTCTTCCAAATTTAAATGTACATATTCCTTTGTCGTAACTTTTTTTATCATCAAATAAATTGAATATTTTGTCGAAACCACTATTTTTAATATCTGCTTGACGAATATCTCCTATTAATATTAGTTTACTAAACTTACCCATTCTAGTAGTAATTAAAAGTAAATCATGTATACTTAAATTTTGAGCTTCATCGCATATAATATAGCTCGCATTTATACTAAGTCCACGAAGAAATCCTACTGGCAATCCTTTCACTCTTTCTTGTTTCAATAGCATTTCAATTTGGCCTTTTGGTAATAATTCATGTAATTTATCCATTAATGGTTGAAGATAAGGATCTAGTTTGCTATGCAAATCTCCCTTAAGAAATCCAAGATTATGAGTTGAGCTCTCTACTGGATTGCGAACATAAAATATTTCACCAATTTTTTTCTGATTTATAGCATTTAAAGCTGCATATACGCTAAGTAAGCTTTTAGCTGTTCCCGCTGGGCCTTTACAAAATACCATTTTAGTATTCTTGTCTTGTAATAATTGAATAAATTTCTTTTGATTATCTGTCCATTGTAATTCACGAACATTTAAAAAACCTTCAATTTTATCTCTTTGAGGAACTACTGGGGACTTGTCTTCTTTTTGTTTATTTTTATTTTTTTTAGACATTAGTGCAATATACATATATTACACAATATAAAAAGTGTAACATAGATATATGATTAAAAGTGATTTTTTTAAAAGATTAAAAGAAATTAAAAAAACCAATAATATTGCAGCTTCCAACGGAACTTCTAACGAAACTTCTGATATTGAATTTAATTTTGATGTTATGGTGGCGGGAGATTTAGCTCAAGCCATACAGTGGCTTGCTCAAGAGCTTCAATTCACTCCACCTCCTCCTCCACCACCTCCACCACCTCCACCACCTCCACCACCTTCTGCTACACCTCCACCACCTCCACCACCTTCTGCTACACCTCCGCCGCCACCACCACCTTCTGCTACACCTCCGCCACCACCACCTTCTGCTACACCTCCGCCACCACCACCTTCTGCTACACCTCCACCGCCGCCACCTCCACCTCCACCGCCACCTCCACCGCCACCTCCACCGCCTCCTCCACCGCCTCCTCCACCGCCTCCTCCACCGCCTCCACAACCTACAAATCCACCACCGCCACCACCGCCTCCGCCTCCACCACCGCCGCCGCCTCCACCACCACCTAATCATCCAGAAGGATCAACTGTTGGAAGCGGAGGGGGACAACCTCCAGTTCCACCCCCACCTCCACCAACACCTCCACCGCCACCACCATCTGGACCAAGAATGCAACCTCCAAAAGTTAGCGCTTTAAATCAAAGCTATAGTTAATTTTTAAAAAATCATTAATTCAATTGAATTAAATTGTTTTTTACTTAAATTTTCAAAATTGCCTAAAGCATCAAGAAATGTATATTTTATTTTATTAGAATCATCTCTATAAAAAATCACATTTAACACGTGCCCATCTTTAGAATTTATTTTATATTTATTTAAATAAACATTCCCTATTGCTATAGAATTGGCTTCAGATTTTATATATTTAGCATGATATAAATTTGCCATTACTTTATATGATTCTGAATTACTTCTACAATTCCAAAGTCTATCATTTTTTATATCAAACCCAATTATAAATTTATTTTTATGAAAAGAATTTATTTCATAAATCTCTTGTAGGGTAGGTAAATAATATTTCATTTTTGCAAAACCCAAAAATGGTTGATTTTCGTCTGTAACGAATACTTTAGCTATATGCTTTTTATTTATTAACACAATATATATTACATCTTTTATATATTTATTTTAACTTTTTTTAAATACTACGTATAATATAAGATGAAACAATATTGTCTTAAATGTGGAAATCCAACGGAATATTCATTAGTAAAACCCCAATTTTGCAGTAAATGTGGGCAAAATTTTACGCAGAGTATTTCAAATACAGTAAATAAAGTAGAGAATGTAAAAATATCAAAAATTCATATAGAAGATGAAGATTTTGATGAATCAGATCATAATGAAATTACAAAAGTCCCCGACATAACATCTCTTGAAATAGAAGAAATCAGTTTCCCAGAAACAAAAGGCGAGACGCTAGGTTCTATTATCAATAATTTTGAATCAGAGAAGAAGACGCAAACGAAAAGAAAAAAAGGTAAAAAAATATCTAAAAAAGAACAAAGTAAAATATTAGATGAGATTCTTTCTGAAGGTAAATCATTAAGATCTAAAAAATGAAAAAAACTAAATTTGAAGAGAGAATCTTAGAAATAGATAGAGAAATATTTAAAAGAAAACATAAGTGGAGCCTCACATCTTTAGCTTGGATGGATTTTAATGATGTAGCCCAAATTCTGAGGATTCATATAAATAATAAATGGAATCAATATGATCAAGCCAAATCACTTGCGCCGTGGGTCAACAGAATCATTACTAATCAAATTAGAAATTTAATTAGAAATCATTACGGAAATTTTTCAAGGCCATGTTTAAAATGTTCAGCATTTGAAGGGGAAAATTTATGCTCTGTATATGGTAAACAATCTGGTGCTTGTTCCTTATATGCTAAATGGTTAAAATCTAAAAAAAATGCATATGATACTAAACTTCCAGTAAGCATAGAAAATCATTTGCAAGAAGTTCATAATAAACCTTCTGAAAATTTAAGTCTAGACCACAGTATTAAAGAAGTTCATCACAAATTAAAAGACAAATTAAAACCGAACGAATGGATTTATTATAGTAAGGTGTATATAGAAAATCTTTCAGAAACAGAAGCGGCAAAAGCCCTTGGATATAAAACAACAGAAAAGAATAGAGACGCAGGATACAAGCAATTAAAAAATTTAAAGAAAAGCATTATAGCAAAAGTTAAAAAAATTATTTATAATGGAGAGATAGATATTTAATGAGCGAGGAACTCATAATCTTAACGGAAGAACAACAATTAAATTTATTAAATGAATGGAATAGTCGTGCAGATAATCCACCTTCGTTAAATGATTTAGTTAAAATAGCTTTTAACAGAGAGGACTTGGACGGAAGAAGTAAAGAAGGTAAAGCTGTAAAAGCATTTCTTGCATCTAGACAAATTAAACCTAAAAAGAGCCACGAATACCAAGCTAAAGGATTAATAGAATTAACTCAAGAGCAAAAAGAATATGTTAGCAATAATTGTCATACCATGACTGGATTAGAAATGTCGAAAATTTTATTCAAAAATGATAATTTAACTAATCTATCGCAAGAAACAAGAAGCGTTCTCGAATACATGAAGAATATACCAAATAATATAAAATTTAATAATACAGAAAATGAAGAAGTCGCAAATGGACTTTATAAACCACCCCGCAGCGAAGAAAGAGCTATCGCCAAAGTAAATAAATATGTTCTTGATGGAATAGATAAGTCTAAAATAAATCACAAACAAAAAAGAGAAGTTAACTCATTGATTGGATACATGAATACTTTTAGATTTTCTCATCAAATTAACCTTTACGATAATGAAGCGGATAGAGAATTATTTGAAAGCAGCTTTATAAGATATACTTACGATAAAAGTGACTTAACTCAAGAAGAAGTCGATCAATATATAGTTCTTTGTACCGAAGTAGTAATATCTTCCAGCATACAACAAACAATAAATGTATTGCAAAATCAAATAGATTTAGCTATTCAAGACGATGGGAAAATACCAATGGCAATAGTAGAAGCCAGCAATACAGCAAGAAAAGAATATAATGATTGCGTTAATCGTCAACAAAAATTAAATAATGATCTAAAAGTTAAAAGAAGCGACAGATTAAGTAAACAAGTTAAAGATACTGCTTCCATAATTAATCTTGTTCAAATGTGGAAAGAAGAAGAGAGTAGAATGAAACTAATTAAAATGGCAGAAATGAGGAAGAAAAGCTTGGAAAAAGAAATTGATAGATTATCATCTATGGATGAAATAAAATGTAAAATTTTAGGAATCTCAAAAGATGAGATTTTAAATGGATGAGCGTAATATGTAAAGTAGACGGTAAGGAGTTTAAAGATGAAAAAAGCCTTCATTTTGCTCTGAGAGGTTATGGTTTAAATAAAGAAAAATACTATCATAAATATTTTCCTAAGAAAGACTTGCTAACTGGAGAAACTATTTTATTTAAATCTAAAGATCAGTACTTTAATAGTGATTTTAATGATAAAAATAATATGAAAAAATGGTTAAAACAACAATCCCCAGAAAAAGCTCAAGAATATTGCAAAGACCTTTTGATTAAAAGAAAAAAAGAAAAAAATATAATATATTCACCAACTCAAATTGAACTCAGAACAATAATGAGTCCTTCTATTATTTTTTATAATAAAATTTTTGATGATTATTATGATTTATGTTCTAGCATAGGATTAGAAAATAAATTTATTCACCCAAATAATATCACCTCTCAATTTAAAAATAAATTAACAAATAAAGATACAATATACGTAGACACAAGAGAACAGAGTTGGCTTAAGTTTGATATTCCTTTTGAAATTAAAACTCTTCCATTCGGAGATTATACATGCAATAAAAACTCCACATGTTATGTTGAAAGAAAAAGTTTGAGTGATTTTATCAGTACTTTAAGTGCTGGAAATTTTAATAGATTCAAAAATGAAATAGATAGAGCTCATAAAAATAATTGCAATTTAGTAGTTATTATTGAAGAAAAACTATCAAATGGTTTAAGTTTTCAATATTTACCACATATAAGCAAAAAAATCAAAGCCACACCAGAATATATATTTCATAATGTTAGATCTCTTATTCAAGAGTATAGCAATTTACAATTTCTGTTTGTTGATGGCAGAAACGAAATGAAAAGAGTCATAGAAACAATATTTGCTAGTGACTTTTTTTATAAAAAAATTGATCTTCAATTAGCTTATGATTTAAAACTTTTATGATTGAATGTCCACAAAAATATTTAAAAGAGATAAAAGACGTCAACGCTGAATTAGCTGAACTGAAAGGTTTCCTTAATGATAAAGAAGCTAAGATTAGTTTGGCGAAATTTTTAAGAGCTAATATAGGATTTACAACCGAATTGATAAGTGGAGTCAAACTTGCACCTTATCAAGAACTACATATTAAAGCATTCTTTAATCGTAATTTTAATATGTGCGTTTTTGGTCGTGGCTGCGGAAAAAGTTTTATGGCAGCAGTATTTTGTTTTCTTCAGTGCGTGTTTGAACCAAATACAAAAATTCTAATCGCAGGTCCAACTTTTAGAACAGCTCGATTTATTTTTAATAATCTAGAAAAAATAGTCAATAGTCCAGGAGCAGATTTATTGTCTCAGTGTTTTGGAGCAAAAGCGAAAAGAAATGATCAATTTGAATGGCAAATAAATGGTGGAAGCATAGTTGCAATTCCATTGAATGGTGAAAAAATTCGAGGATTTCGTGCGAACATTCTTGTTCTTGACGAATTTCTTTTGCTTCCAGAAGAAATTATTAAAAATGTGTTAATGCCATTCTTAGTTGCTCCACAAAATATTAAAGAAAGAATGGAGATTAGAGAATTTGAAGATAAATTAATTGCAGAAGGAAACATGAAAGAAGAGGATCGAATGGTTTTTGAGAATACAAGTAAAATGTTAGCTTTTTCATCTGCAAGTTACACCTTTGAAAATCTTTATAAAACATATAATGAATGGTTAGAGAAAATTATATCAAAAGATAGAGGAGAAGCCACATACTTTGTAAGCCAAATGAGCTATGAAGCTCTTCCAGAAGAAATGATAGATAAAACAATTATTGAAGAAGCTCAAAATGGCGGAGCAAGTCATAGTAGTTTTCTTAGAGAGTATTGCGCTCAATTCACAGATGGTAGCGATAGTTATTTTAATGCAAAAAAAATGGAAGATTGTACTTTAAAAATAGGCGAAAAACCCCATACATTAATGAAAGGCGATAAAGATAAAAAATACATACTTGGTATTGATCCTAATATGAGTGATAGTCCAAATGCAGATTATTTTGCCATGGCTATTATAGAAATTGATAACGAAACTCAGCAAGGAACACTTGTGCATACTTACGCTGGATTAGGAAATTTAAAGAATCATGTTAATTATTTATACTATATATTAACAAATTTTAATATTCATCTAATTGCTCTTGATAATGCTGGCGCAGATGTTTTTCTTGCTGCTTGTAATGAATCAGAGATATTTAAAAAAGAAAAACTAGAAATAAAAATATTTGAATTTGATAGCGAAGTAGATGGGAATGACTACAATTTAATGGTTAAAAATGCTAGAAGAAAATATAATCTAGAAGATAAAAGAATAGCTTTTAATCAAGTTTTCACTAATACTTTTATAAGAAAAGCCAATGAATATCTACAGGCTTGCATAGATTATAAAAAAATATGGTTTGCTAGTAAGACTTGCGGTAATGATGATTTTTTTAACGAGCAATTTAATTCAAATATTAATATAGATTTAATTAAATCCCAAGATAAAAAAGAATGGTCTATGCTCGATTTTATAGAAAATCAAGACGATTTCATTTATCAGACCAAAAAACAATGCACTCTTATAGAACATTCATCTACTGCTAGAGGTACGCAATCTTTTGATTTACCGCAACATTTAAAAAGAAGCTCTTCTGCTAATAAAGCTAGAAAAGATAATTATTCAGCACTTTTATTAGCAAATTGGGGTTTAAAGTGCTATAATGACATGATGAACCAGCCAAAAGAAGATATATTCACTGGATTTCAACCAATAATGATTAAATAAGTGTAATTTTAAAGTAAAAATGAGCAAAAATAACAAAAAAAATACGGAATCTATACCTTTAATGGCATATGGCTCAGAGAAACAACTCACAGCTTCAGAAATCAGAGGTTCTTCTACTTCAACTAGAAGAAACGTCGCTGGGAATATAGAAAGAACAGATAGATTCGCAAATATAGATAAAGGAATTATACCTTTTAGATATTCAAATTACGCAAATAACTTATCCACATTAGATGTTAGAGACGCAGTAATATTATGTCAAAAAGCATACTATAATGTAGCAATTTTTAGAAATACTATAGATTTAATGACAGAGTTTTCTAGCAGTAAAGTTTATTTAACTGGAGGAAGTCAAAAAGCTAAAGAATTTTTTCAAGCATATTTTAAAAAAATTAATTTATCTAGTTTTCAAGATCAATTTTTTCGTGAGTACTATAGAAGTGGGAATGTTTTTATTTATAAATTTGACGCAGCAGTTACAGATGATCAACTTAAAAAAATAACCCAAACATTTGGAGTTAGTAAATTGTTATCAGATGCTTCAGTTAAACTACCAGTTAGATATACAATTTTAAATCCTTCAGATATTTATGCTGGCGGTGCAATTAACTTTAATTCAAGAAGATTTTATAAAATACTTACAGATTACGAATTAGAAAGACTTCGTAAACCTAAAACAGAAGAAGATCTCGAAGTATTAAATACCTTAGACCAAGAAACTAAGAAAAAAATAGAGAATAAATATAATGGTGCAGTTTTTATAAATTTAGATCCAGATAAAATGGTAGCAGTTTTTTATAAAAAGCAAGATTATGAGCCTTTAGCAATACCAATGGGATTTCCAGTTTTAGATGACATTAATTGGAAACTTGAAATGAAAAAAATGGATATGGCTGTCACAAGAACTACACAACAAGCAATTTTATTGGTCACTATGGGGGCAGAACCAGATAAAGGTGGAATTAATCAAAAAAATTTAGAAGCCATGCAAAAACTTTTCGAAAACCAAAGCGTCGGAAGAGTTCTTATTGCAGATTATACTACTAAAGCTGAATTTGTAATTCCAGATATTGCAGCTTTAATTGGTCCAGAAAAATATCAAGTTGTAGATAGAGATATTCAAATAGGATTAAATAATATTTTAATTGGAGATGAAAAATTTGCCAATCAAAGTATAAAAGTTCAAGTTTTTATTGAAAGATTAGAGCAAGCTAGACAGCATTTTATAAATGAATTTTTATTACCAGAAATTAGAAGAATTAGTAAAGATTTAGGTTTTAAAAATTTTCCAACACCTCAATTTGAACAAATTGATTTAAAAGACAACGTACAATATGCCAGAATATTTAATAGATTAATTGAATTAGGAGTGCTAACTGCAGAAGAAGGAATTAAAGCTATAGAGACAGGAAGATTACCAGATGAAGAAGAATCTAAATTGGCTCAAGAAAAATTCAAGCAATTAAGAGACCAAGGATATTATCAACCATTAATTGGTGGAGCACAGCAAGGAGCAGGAAGACCAGCTGGATCTACAGGAAGTCCTCAATCAACTAAAAATGTTAAACCAATTGGTACGTCTAGAGCTTTTTCTGTTTTAAAAATTAAAGAAAATATCTTAGCCGTGCAAGATCTTGAAGAAGAAGTAAAATCTGCTGTAAGGAAAAAATTTAATGTTAAAAAATTAAGCAACCAACAAAAAGATCTGGCTGAAAAAATATTAGAAATTATTGTAGCAAATGAATCTCCTACGGATTGGAAGTCTTGCATAGGAAATTACATAGATGATCCAAAAGATAAAAATCAAAAACAAATTAATGAAATTAATGAAATTGGCGCAGAGCATCAGGTTAATTCATATCTAGCAAGTATTCTTTATCATAGTTCTACAGTGTAATCTCTCTTGAGGTTTAAGGTATGCCAATAAGAAGTAGAACATTATATAATGTACAAGGTTTATTTGTGGTTCCATTTTCTGGAAATTCTAAAAAACCATATTTAGATAACTATAAAATATTACGACCAATTATAAATTTACAAAATATAGACTATTCTATTCGTCAACCATCTATTAATTTAATAAGTTTTGGAAATAAAAAAAGCGTTTTTAGAGGAAGCAGCGCTCCACCAGAAGTAACATTTCAATTTACTTATTTATCCGATGGACTAACTAACGAAAAAAGGCTTGATTTTAATGCTTATACATTTTCTGATTCTCCAAATATTTCTATGCAAAATAATGCTTTTACAGATTTAGATGCGTCTAGCTTTAAAGATAAAAAAGATTTTTATCTAATAGTAAACAAATCTGAAGAAGATATTTATAAAAAAAATTCAATTTTAAATGATGAATTTTACTATCCATCAGGGATTAATAATATTATAGATGAAAAATCAATAAATTATGGTTTATTGCATTTTCAAAATGCTTATTTATCAAGATATAATTTTTCACTATCTCCTACATCAATAGGAGTAGTATCTCAAGAATACTCCGCAGAAAATATAACTTTTTATTCTAGTGGTAGTGGAATAAATTATACTCAGTTGAATTTAAAATCTGGTACAACAGAAATTCAACCAGATAAAATTATAGTACCAAGATCTGTTTCTGGTTTAAGCGGAAAAAGTTTTCTATTTAGTAAAGATGCTGTTGTATCCTTTTCTAAAAACATAAATAGTGGAATTTTATTTGAAACCGATATGATTACCAGTTTAAACTTTGGATTAGAATTCGAAAGAGAACAAAGCGCATCAATTAACTATAGACTACCAATTTCAAGAAATTTAAAATATCCTATAAGAGGGAATTTTAATGTTTCATTTAATGTTACTGGAGAATTTACAGGATCATTTTTTGATACACTAAGTCAAAATATTGATTATAATATTTTAGTAAATTTTAATTCAAATTTAGGTAATAATTATAAAACTCAATTTCTATTTAGTGGTTGCAGATTTAATAATATTAATTATAATAATAATATTAAAGACAATTTTAAAAATGCAACATTAAATTTTGATTTTGAACAAGACTTTGGTAATAATTTTAGAGGATTATTTTGGAGCGGTAATTCTGAATGGGGGACGGATCAAGGAAACGTCGAAGGGTCAGAGCAAGGAGTGACTTATCAACTTTTAGGTACAGAATCTGGTATAGATCATGATCTTTATTGGGTTAATACTTATATATTAGATTAAGTATAGGTGTAAAATATTATATGGCAAATAAAAATGTAAATAGTTTCCAAACGACAGGTACTATAAGTTTAAGTGGTTCTAATTCTTTATTAGGAATTATAAATGGTGAATTAAGGAGAATAAATACTACTAGTCTTTCTATTACTCCTTCTGGATTGAATCTAACCAGCGGAACTTATAGAATTAATAATGTACCATATAATACTTTTACAATTCAATTAACTCATTCAGCGGATGGTTATAGAACTGGTTTTAACTATTTTGCAATAAATGATCTTGGATATAGTCAGGCAGCATCAGGCTTAAGAAGAAGAGTCCCAATTGCTGAAACTTGTCAAATTAGAAAAGCATCATGGACCCATTACGTTGGCACAACAGGTACTCCAGGAAATACTCCTTCAACTGGATATATTATTAATACTTCAACGGTTCCGCCTCAAACAGGAATAGTAATGACAAATTTAGATAGTTCAAGTGAAACTACACCATCTATTTATATAACAAATTTCGCTAGCCCAATTAATATAACATCTGGAGATTTAGTTGTAGCGGCTTTATATGCTAGCGGGTATACAACTTATCCTAATTTAGTAAGAGATACTATCACATTGTATTGCTCTAATTAATATTAGATTTTAAAAATATATAGTATTATAATATAGTGTAATATACTATGAAAAATATGCTATCTAAAATATTTGGCCCAAATTGGAGATCTAGCTCATCTGGAATAGCCACAGTTGTAGCAGTTTGTACAGCAATAGCAATTCATAGCGATCCAACTTTAGTAGCTTTTCTTCCTGATAATGCGGAAGTTTATATTACAGGAATTTCAAAATTAGTTGCAGTTGTGAGTGGAATTATTTTCGCATTAACAGTAAAAGATTCAGCAGTTACTGGTGGAACAGTAGCTTCTACAGTTGAAGCAGAAGAAAGAATACATCCACATGGAGAAAATATATGAATAAATTACAATTAGGTACTGTTGCTCTTTTGAGCGTATTTCTTGGCGCTTGCGCTACAACACAAACTGGAAAAGTTGATGTTGAAACAAGTGTTTCAAATGTACTTCCTTATGTCAAACCAGCAGTTATCCTCGCATGCACGGTAGTTCTTGATCAAGCTGTTTCACCTGAAGATAGAATTGAAAAGGCTAAAATGATTAACCATGTAGCAACTATCGTAGAAGGATTAACTGTTGGAACTGCTCCAACTCCAGATCAACTTAAAAAAGCGTTAACAGATTATCTTCCAGAAGAAAAAACTCATTGGGTTAATTACGTTAATGTTATTAAAGACATTTATGCTCAACAATTTTCACGAATCGATGGAAATACAGCTTTAGCTATTAAAATCTTAAATGCTATCGCTTCTGGATGCAAAGATGCTACTTCAAATTACGTTACCAATGGTCCAAGACCAAGACCAACAAATTCCGTAGCGTATTTTAATGGACCGAGAGTTACAAATTGTTTAATAGCTTATAATTTTAAATAAAATGCCAACTGGAATAATCCAAGCTTTATTTTCTGCTATATCTGGAATATTCTCAGCAATAAATAATGTATTTGGCGCAAAGAATACAAAAGAAATGAAAGAGCGTCAAGAAGCGCAAAAAGAAGTTAATTATCAAAGCGAAATAGAAAAAGAAGTGCAGGAGAAAAATCTTGAAGAAGTTCGTAAGCGTATTAGTTCTTAATTCTTTTTTAATTGGTTGTGCGACAGTAACACCAGATAAAATACAAGATGAAAAATCTTCGTATGACGGAAGTACTCCTAAACAATATGATAAAGATAATGGTGGATTAATTTCTTTTATTGGAGACGAAGCGATTATTACAAATCAAGCCAGAGAGCGTTACAACAATTTAATTGGAATGTATAGAATCAAATTCAAAAAAGAAAAAGCAATAGATCTAAAAGAAGATTCTGGTATTAAAATTTATAAAGATAATTTTGGAAATAATCTTTATCTAATCGATAGCGAACATCTTGTTTATTTTGGAGTTCTTAATAGTTGGTTAAAAGAAAAGGTTCCTCAAGATAATATAATAGACAAGACCATAGATAAAATAAATAACTAAAAAATACAATGGCTTCTACGTTCTTTTTTAGTGATGGTTCAACAATTACGAGTTCTAATACAACTATTATGAACTCTAGTTATAATAATCAAAAAAGTACATTAATTAGTGCTAACATCGGAAATGAAGTAACAACTATTGGCAATGCTGCGTTTAGTGGTTGCACTAATTTAACGACAATAACACTTCCTAATGGGCTGCAACTTATTGATTCGACTGCTTTTTACCAGTGTACTAGTTTAAATGGCATAATTATTCCTAATAACGTTACTATCATTAGGGGTAGTGCATTTTACGGGTGCACTAGTCTATCTACTTTGATTCTAGGCAGCAGAGTAAGTATTATTGATAATTTTGCATTTGAAAATTGCAGTAGCTTAATTACTCTTACGATTCCAGCTAGCGTCACAAGTATTGGATCTGTAGCATTTGGAAATTGTAGTAATTTAACTACTCTGGTTATTAGCAATGGCGGTAATTTGGTCCTTTCAACATTAGTTTTTAGATATTGTACTAGTTTAACGAATATCACTATTGGTAATAGTTTAAAGATTCTATCAAACGGAACATTTCTTGGTTGCAGTAGTCTAAATACTATAAACATTCCAAACCATGTGACTAGTATTAGCACTCAAGTTTTCCAAGATTGTAGTAATCTAGCTACCGTGACTATTGGGACTGGAGTTACTAGCATTGGTGCTTATGCATTTATTCGTTGTACTAGTTTAGTCAACATTAATATTCCTAATGGCTTGACAATTATTAACGATAACACTTTTAATGGTTGCACAAGTTTAACCAACGTTACTATTCCTGACAGCGTAACAACTATTCAACTTTTTGCGTTTTATAATTGCTCGAGTTTAATAAATATAAACGTTGGTGCATCAAACGTTAATTTGTCGAGTCAAGACGGTGTACTTTTTAATAAAAATAAAACTACGATTCGAATATATCCTCCAGGAAGACCTGGAAGTTACGTTATACCCAATAGCGTTAAAACTATAAACATCGGTGCATTCGCTAGCGCCAAACTTATAACAAGCATTACTATTCCAAACAGCGTAACGAGTGTTGAAGCTAATGCATTTGGTGATTGCATAAGTTTAACCGACGTTACTATTCCCAACAGCGTTATAGGCCTTGGAGGTAGTGCATTTCTTGGTTGCACAAATCTAAAAACAGTTACAGTTTCTTCTAATATTCCAGACATTCAAGATGATACATTTTCTGATTGTACTAGTTTAACTAGAGTTAATTTTTTAGGAAATGCTCCGTCTGAGGGTCAACAGGGAATTTTTAATAATGATAGCAATGATTTAAAAGTTTATAGATACTCAACAAAATCTGGATGGAATACAACTTTTGGTAATAGAACTGTTTTATTAATAGACTCACCTATTGATCAAGGATTACAAACTTTTGGATTTCCAGATACTAATTCTGGAAAAATTTCAATTAAAAAACAAAATGCTGGTGGTGGAAAAATATCATTATATAAAGCCCCACCTGCCCCACCTAAATTTTTACCCTTTGGTATACCATTATTGCTTAGTAATTTACCTTTTGATGAAAATGCAGGCTGTAATTTTTCAATATTTAATAGAACATGGATTTATTTGGGTGCGCCAAGTTTTAGATATAGACCAATAGATACTACTTTTTATCATATACTTACTCCACTAACTTCAGAAGGGTATGGCGGAAATGGATCTTATAAAATAATAAGTCCAGATGAAGTATATTTCACAAATAGTTATAATAATAGTGATAAATTTCCATCAAATAATTGGCAACTAACGAGTTATATGATCGATAATTGCCCACAATCTACAACTCTTCCAATATTTACTTTGCCAAATCCTAATGCAGTTATATTTTATGAGGCTGGCAGCGGAAATCCTTTGCAGTATTCTGGAGATGGTTTAAGTAGTAGTCATTTTACTGGATATTTACTTGGAGGAGGACAAGACGATGGAAGCTGGACGGTAACATTTAAAATCAAAAAAGCAGGAGTATTATATTATAGTTTCAATCTAGAATCTGAGGGTGGTTATGATTACGCTTCTTCAAATGTTAACGGCAATACTATTTTTGCAGAGCAATCTGGATACGCCCAATCAAATGGAAATATAAATGTAAATATTGATGATATAATAACAATTACTTATTATAAAGACAGTAGTGTTTCAGAAGGATTCGATGGAATTGGATTTGACTTTTATATTGTATAATTTTTATGCTGTCAAAAAAATCCTTAGATCTTATTTTAGAATTTGAAGTTGGTGGTGGTGAAAATTATTATAATAAATTTTTAAAAAATCCAGCATGGCCAGGAGAGCAAAGCGGAGTTACAATTGGAGTTGGTTACGATTTGGGTTATGTGAATAAAAGTGAATTTAGCGAAGACTGGAAAGATCTTCCTAAAGAAATTTTTGATAGACTATATAAAGTGGTTGGCATTAAGGGCTACAATGCCAAGAATCTTATTAGAGGATTAAGAGATATAGTTATTCCTTGGGAATTATCATTGCAAGTCTTTAATAATAAAACTGTAAATAAATTTTGGAAATTAACAAGAGATACTTTTCCTAATTTTGATAAAATGCCAGAAGATGCAAAAGGTGGATTAGTTAGTCTTGTATTTAATAGAGGAGCAGCTTTAGAAGGTGATCGTCGCCGTGAAATGAAATTGATAAGAGATGGCATGAGAATAACGAACACTTTTGACCAAAAAGCTCTTACTTTTATCGCTAACCAAATTAGAAGTATGAAAAGAATATGGATTGGCGGAAGCATAGAAAAGGGCATGAGCAGAAGACGAGACGCAGAAGCCAAAATAATAGAAGAATCATTAAAAGTGTAATAGTTATTGTGAAAAAACTAATATTGATATTACCATTATTTTTATTAATAAGTTGTTCAGAACCAAATTTAGATAGTAGAGAATTGCCAACTAAATATCCAGAAACTCCAACAATGGGTTCTGCAGATGACGTTTCCAAGGAATTATACAAGAAATAATTTTAATTTAATAAAATACTTTATAAGTGTATAATATATAAATGACCATAGATAATTTAGATAATTTTGGCTTTGAACCAATTAATCAAAATAAGAATATTTCTAAAAATCAAAACCAAGATTTAAATACCTCAGATAAAGCTGTAGATTTTTCTAAAAAAGTTATAGTAGCGCTTCAAGCTAAACTAAAAGAGCACAACGGCTCCAATACCAAAAAAGTAACATTGAAACAATTGAAAAGTGTTTATAGAAGCACCTCTAGCATATGCAGCGAAAATAAGGATCTAGGCGAAGTTGCCATGGCAAAAGTTAATATGTTTTTAAGAATAATGAGTGGTGCAAAGGTTAAAAATTTAGAAAATAATATTTCTAAAGCCTCAATTAATAATTATCTTGTAGAATCCACTCTTGATCCAGAGAATGTAGATTTTGATTTAGCAAAAGAAGATATTAAAAAGCATGGATTAGATTTTTTTAAATTTTCTCATGCCGAAGAACTTTATCTAAATGATGAAGAAGATCGTATTTTTTATAAATTTTAATTATGAATACCAAATACACAACTTCATTTTCTAATTTAAAAATCAAATCTATCGTATCAGAAGAAAAGGATAAATACTTATCAGTAGCTTCTTTAAATGAACTTAGAAAATTTATACCAAATGTAGATTCTGAAAAAAATATAGATCTACTACCTATAGCTTTTGACGCTTGCGTTGTTAATAGGGTAAATAAAAATGGAGATGTTATAGACGCTTCAACAGCTAAAGATATTTTAGATAATTTTATAAATAAACCAATAAACGTAGAGCATGATAGAGCAAACGTTATTGGAGTAATACTAAATGCTAATTTTAGCAAATTCGGAACAAGCGAAAAAATAGATTTAGAAAAAGAAGAATCATTAAATCAACCATTTAATATTACTCTTGGCGGAGTAATTTGGAAAGTGGTTAATCAAAATTTAGCTTCATTAATAGAAGAAAGCAATGATCCATCTAGCGAAAAATACATGACCATATCCGCTTCTTGGGAATTAGGTTTTAATGAATACGAATTAGTATTACTAGAAAATGATGAGAAAAATATAGAAAATGGTCAAATAATTTCAGATGCAAAACAAATAGAGAAATATTCACCAAAATTAAGAGCAAATGGTGGAAATGGTAAAATTGATAATAAATTTATATATAGAAAAGTTGTAGGTAACGTTATTCCATTAGGCATAGGTTTAACATTAAACCCAGCAGCAGATGTTCAAGGAGTAGCAATTAAAAATAAAGAAGATCTAAATCTTTCTAATTCTAATAATGAAGTATTAGATATAGAGTCTGATAAGGATATTATAGAAGATGAAAATAATATTTCCCAAACAGATGAAAATAATGTAAAGAATGAAGGAGTTATAAAAAGAATATTTATGAAAATAGAAAATATCAATCAAATTACAGACGAGCTTTTAAAGCAAGTCGCAGCTTCTAGCATTACTGAATTCATTGCTGACGAAATTAAGAAAGCAAGCGAATCTTTTGTAGTAGAAAAAGCTGAAAAAGAGAACGCTATTAAAGCCGCTCAAGAAAAATACGAAACACTTTCAACAGAAAGTGCAAAAGTTAAAGAAGAGCTTGAAAAAATTAAAGCTACTCTTTCAAAACTAGAAGAAGAGAAAGCTGCGAAAGAAAAAGAAGATGCATTCAATATTCGTATGGCAGCTCTTGACGAAGAATATGAACTCAACGATGAAGATCGTCAAGTTCTAGCTTCTGATATTAAAGATTTAAACGAAGAAGGCTTTGCTGCTTTCATGAAGAAAATGTCAGTTCTTATGAAAGAAAAAAATAAAGCAGCTAAAAAAGCCAAAACCGCAGCTAAAGCTTCAGAAGAAGCTAAAGAAGCTGTGGCATCAGTAGAGACTTCATCTTCTGCAACCGAAGTTGTAGAGGAAGTGATAGAAACAAGTAAGCTAGAAAAAGCTTCAATACCAAACTCTTCAACAACCACAGAGCCAACCCTAAAAGAAAAATTTAGCAAAGCTTTCAGTTTAGAAGGATTTGATATAAAATAAACTAAGGAGAAAAATATATGGCAAATTTAAAACCATTTAGAGATTATAACGAGCATGATGTTATTAACATGTTCGCTTTTGATGGTGCCCCAGACGCTAATGGCGTTATTGCCACCAAAGGCACTGTAGTTAAAATTGCAAACGCCAATGGTGTTCAACCAGTGAGCACATCAGCCCTCGGTAGCGAAGTTGTTGAACTTGACCTACCAGCAGGTAACACATATAACAATACTGTATCTTATCGTTACAGTGCAGTACCAAAAGTCGCAAAAGCAACTTATACCGATGTACCACTCGGCATCACACTTTATGATGTTCGTGAGCTTGATGAGAATGGCGAAAAACTTTCTTACAATCCTCGCAAAGCAGCAGAAATGAATGTTGTTGTTAGTGGACAAGCAGTACCAGTTCTAACAAAAGGAATTCTCCTTTATGAAGGGCTAAATACTACCTTGATTCCTACATCAGCCAGTGCTGGCGATACACTTTATGTTCACAGTACAGCAGGTGAACTTTCAACACTTGACGCAGGAAGCGCTCCAGCAGTTGGCAAATTATTGGGCAAACCAGTATCAGTCAATGGCAAAGGCGTTGCCCTAATTCAAGTTCAATTCTAATTTTAAGGAGAAATTTAAAAAATGAAAATTAAACTAAAAAATACACCAGAGCAAATTGAGCTAATCAAAGCTATGGGTAGCAGAGATAATGCTGCTGCAGCAGAAGCAACACAAGCTTTCGCAGCCTTTATTGGCCCAGTAGTTAGCAAAGTTCTAATGCAAGCTGGAACAGCAAGCGCTATTTATAGCGACGCTCCATATGATGAAGATGATAATCCAAGTATTCCTTTGGATCTTTATTATGACAAGAATCAAGATCATGTCACCGTTTGGAGTCAAAATGTAGCTGGTGGTTTACCATCTTCTACAGTAGAAGGCTTCAGCGAATTAAAAGTTTCTACCTATCGTTTAGATAGCGCAGTTAGCTTCTTAAAACGCTATGCTCGCCGTGGTCGTCTCGATGTAGTAAGCAAAGCAGTAGAGCGCATGACAAATGAAGTTCTCGTTAAACAAGAACGTAATGCTTGGGCCGTAGTTCTAAAAGCTCTTGCAGAAGCTCGCACTGGTTCTGTTAGCAATAACGGAGTAACTGGTGGACATATTGTTGATGCTAATACAGCTGACGCTTTTCAACTCAGCCACTTAAATAGCTTAATGACCCTAGTCAAGAGAATTAATACCTCTTATGCTGGCGGTTCAACAGCCGATGTTTATGGATTGACTGATTTATTCGTCAGCCCAGAAGTTAAAGCTGATCTAAGAGCATTTGCTTATCAACCAATTGGTAAGAGCGATACCACAGATCTTCCTGCTAATGTTCGTGAGGAAATCTATCGTGGTGCTGGCACACAAGAGATTTATGGAGTAACAATTCATGAATTAGTTGAACTTGGCGTCGCTGGTAAATACAGCTCATTGTTCAATGCTGTTAAAGGTAGTCAAACCTTTGTAAACGGAACTGATGAACTCTTGATTGGATTAGACCTATCAAAAGAATCATTCATCCGTCCAGTTGCTCGTCAATCAGAATCAGGTGGTACATTCACCGTTCTTCCTGATGATCAATTCGTTGCTCGCTCTGAGAAAACTGGATTCTACGGTTCTCTCGAAGAGGGTAGAGTTTGTATTGATGCTCGTGCTATCGTTGGAATTCGTCTCTAATAGATAGTTAGACTATTATAAGTCGGCGGGGGTTTAAACACCTCCGCCGATTTATTTTTGTATAAATCTTTAGATTTCACGTATAATATATATGAGTGTAACGCCATTCAAAGGAAAAAGGATAAAAATATGAAGAAAAAAATTAAATTAGATAATCTTTCCCAAACCCATGGAAAATTAGAAAAATATGAATATAAAACCTTAGATCAAATCTTAGGTGATGATGGTACATCTAAATATAAAACTTTAGATATAGAAAAGTATAAGGAATATTTAAATGATCTTAATAAAAGCGATTTGCAATCTCATGCAATTAAAATTGGATTACTTCCAATAGATAATAGAGAATTATTAAGCAAAAGATTATTAAAAGAATTTCAAAAATATACTTCATCTTATAAATTACCAAAACTTGAAGCTAGAGAAATTAAATTAGATAAAAAAGCTCGAGATGTTTTAGCAGAAGGTAGATAATTTATAATCAAATTATAATTGCAGTGTAATTGTATTATATGGCTGGCTCACATCATATAAATGCAATTCAAGGCGATCATTTACAAATTAATTTAAAAGTAAGAGATAGTAATTGTAATCCAATTAATTTAAGTGGTTATGATGTTCGTGGAGAAGTGAGATATTCTTATGGATATACTGGAGTTTCTGGTTTATTACTTGATTTAAATCCAATAGTTTATTCTGGCGTAGGTGGATCGTATTATCCTTCTGGAGTTATAATTATAAATATCGATTCTGTTACTATGGCGAAAATGCCAGTAGGAATTTTTGTTTATGATATAGAAAGATTTCCAGAATCAATGCCAACAGGAAATTCTATGAAATTATTAAAAGGTAAATTTATTGTAAATCCAGAAGTAACAGTAAATAATTAATTTTATGTCAGATATAGAGTTAAGCCTCAAAGACCCAGAGCTTATAGATCTTGGTTGTACGAAAGTAATAGTTTCTCAAGGCCCTCAAGGTTCTATTGGTCCAACTGGGCCTACTGGACTAGGATCAAATGGTTATACTGGTCCAACTGGAGAAGGTTATACTGGTCCAACTGGAGAAGGTTATACTGGTCCAACTGGAGAAGGTTATACTGGTCCAACTGGAGAAGGTTATACTGGTCCAACTGGAGATACAGGACCAACAGGCGCAATAGGTGAACATGGAGTTAGTGCACTTTCTTGGACATATAAAGTAAACACAAGCATATCTAATGTTGATCCTGGTAATGACTACCTAAACTTTAACGCAGAACCTTTTACTTCATCTACACAAATTAGAGTAGATGATAATCCTTATGGACTAAACACAACTTTACATGATTTATTTTTAAGTATTCAGAGTGGTTATTTAACTTTAACAGAGCAAAGTAATCCTTCAACATATGCCACTTTTGAAATAGTTTCCTGCGTAGATGGCACAGCTACAAATGAGACTGAAGATGGAAGTTATGTAATTTTCAACGTATCTTTAGTTAGTACATACGGAGTAATAAATAACGAAGATTTTGTTACTCTATCTATCGGACTTGTTGGTTCGCAAGGCGACACAGGTTTTACTGGAGACATAGGACCAACAGGACAACAAGGTGAAAGTTTTTCTTTTAGAGGTGCTTATGGCGGCCCAGAGATTATTTACAATCTTAATGATGTAGTTACATATAATGGCGCTTCTTATATTTGTCTATCTAATAATGTTACTGGCTCTCAACCAGATTCATTAGTATTCTGGGAGTTATTTGTAGAAAAAGGATTGACAGGCGAAACTGGTCCAACTGGCGAAGGTTATACTGGACCAACAGGACCTGGAATTGAAAATATAGAAAATATTGTTTATACAACTGGAAATCAAATTATAAGTGGTCGTTTAGCAATTGGTGATACTATATTAGATGCAAATAATCCATACGAATTAAGTCTTCAATCTAATCATGCAGATACATGGTTAGAAATCTTAAATCATAGCGGAGCTAATCAAGGAATATTTTTTGGAATACAAGATAATGATGTTCAACAATGGAATTATCAAGGTGGAGATATATTATTTTTTACATCACCAAATCATACCGATGGAAATGAAAGACTAAGAATTACAAATAGCGGTAGAATAGGCATAGGCACAAGTTCTCCATCTGAAAAATTAGAAGTAGTTGGAAATTTAAAAGTAACTAATAGTGGATTTTTCGCAAGCGGAATTAAAGTTGGAAATAATTCTATCTATATAACAGAAAGTGGAATTAATGGAGGGTACACCCAATCAAATGGAAATCTAACAGATGGATTATTAGGAATTCAATATGATGGTTATTTTGATAATGATCCAATGTGGTTTAGCACAGCTTCTGTTAGACCAATAATAACTCAAATAGGATTAGCTGGATCATCACCAGGAGTATTAGACGGAACATATACCGAAGCAGCAGAAGGCTTATCTTATTTTACGGGCGATAATGGATTCAATATTTACTTTCACCGTGTAAATCCACCAGATGAATCTTATTGGTACGTAAATAGTACAAACGATTCTTCTTTAAATTACTATACATCATATGATTTAGAAACATGGCAGACTGGAGCCTACGGAGAGATAGCGCCTACAGCAAATATATTACAAACTAAAAATTATGAAAACGGTATTGAATTTGGTAATAGTCGTGGTCTTATAAATGGAACTTCATCAGAATGGGTTGGATATTTTAGAGCACCTGAAACAACTAATTATAGTTTTAATTTAAACGCAGATGAAGTTGGTTATTTTTGGACAGGAGACAAAGCTTTTAATGTCTATACTAGTGGAAATGCTGATGCTATTGCTATTGCTGGTGGTTCTTCAAGTCAAAGTACTGAGTTAAATTCTGGAGAATATTATCCAGTTAGATTACAATGGGGACACCCAACAACTCCAACCTATTCAAATTTGAGTCTAAGTGTTAACTATAATTCAACTTCTTTTTATAATTTTAGTGGATTATTTTTTCACGGGTCGCAAGGAAAGGGTTTTAATATAGACACAATAAGTGGTGATGCATATTTTGGTGGAAATATACAAAGTAACACTGCTACATTTAATAACCGTCCAACTATAAATGGTACTGGAGTATTATTGAGTGGAGAAACTATTCTTGCTGCGCAAATTTCAGATTGGATATTTCCTACTACTTTACCAACAAGTAGTGATAATTTACCAAGTGGCGCTTTATGGGTAGATACATCAGCTGGAAATGTATTAAAAATTGTATTATAACTAGTATTAGATTTTTAAATTATATACTTCAGTGTAATTAATCAGATGTCTTATCCAAACGAAATAAACTTTGAAGTTTGTTCTCCAATCACATCCGTAGAACCTGTAGAAATTCAGCAATCTGAAATAAAATGCAAAATAGATTCTATGTCTTCAAATTATCATGCTAGCGTTATTCTTGCTGGCTCCCAAGGTCCAGTTGGTAATATTGGTGCTACAGGTACAACTGGTTATACTGGTTACACAGGATATACTGGACCAATTAGTGATATTCCTGGACCAACTGGTACAATAGGTCCTACAGGATTCACTGGATTAAAAGGTAATACTGGAAGCACAGGAAATACTGGACCAACTGGAAGTTTTGGGCAAACTGGAAATACAGGATTCACTGGATTAAAAGGTAATACTGGAAGCACAGGAAATACTGGACCAACTGGAGAACTTGGGCCAACTGGAGAACTTGGGCCAACTGGAAATAGTGGTTTAAGAGGGCACACAGGAAGTATTGGACCGACTGGAAGAATTGGCTCTACTGGAGATACAGGCTACACAGGTCCAACAGGAGAAATAGGTTTAAGAGGAAATACAGGATCAACTGGAAGAATTGGTTCTACTGGAAGTACTGGTTCGATTGGAAGCACTGGCTCAACTGGAAGCACTGGGCCAACTGGAAGAATTGGCTCTACTGGAAGTACTGGTTCGATTGGAAGCACTGGGCCAACTGGAAGTACTGGTTCGATTGGAAGCACTGGCTCAACTGGAAGCACTGGGCCAACTGGAAGCACTGGGCCAACTGGAAGTACTGGTTCGATTGGAAGCACTGGGCCAACTGGAAGCACTGGGCCAACTGGAAGCACTGGGCCAACTGGAAGTACTGGATTTACAGGTTATACTGGGCCAATTGGATTAAGCCCAAATCTACCAGATACAATTGTTTACACAACGGGAGATCAAACGATTTCTGGATTAAAAACCTTTGTAGAAAACACAACATTTGGTGATATTGATCAAGGAGATTTTTTAGTTATTTCTGGTAATCAATTCACAGTTTATGGTAGTGGTAATTTTACTAATGGACTTTTTCTTAATGGACGAACAGTACTAACGGGGGTCAATTTAAGTCCATACGCTACAATAACAAGTCTTACAAACACGGGTTCAGCTCTTAATAGAAAAATTAATGATCTGAGTGGCGTTTCAGTATTGACATTTGGCGATCAAACTATAAGTGGAGTTAAAACTTTTGCTTCTCGCCCAACTGTAAATGGTACTGGAGTTTTATTAAGTGGAGATATTCCATATGTTCAAACCAATTCATATTTCTATGTTGATCCCACTAGAACAGATTCATATGAACAAAATGGAAATATCTTATATCCATATAAAACTTTAAATTCAGCTTACAATTCAGCAAAAAATATTGCATCTTTTAATAACCCAACTTATATAACGCTTCTTAGTCCAATAGCTGAAAATTTAACTATAGATAAAGGATATATTAATTTAGTAGGAAATAATACAAATAAAAATGATCCAATTAGAATAACTGGCTCATTAGTTTTTGCAGCTACTGGTATTGGTTCA